AGGTTGTACTACGCCCATCCATTGTCCATTTGTAAATGTCCAAATAAGCAATCGAACTTGTGCATCTAAGCTCGTTATTGGTTCTTTAATACCTGCAGCATTAAATAAGTTTTGAACATAAACTTTTCCATCCCATGTTGCTGGACCAACAAGAGGATATGAAGAACCATCCCACTGAACTAATCCGTATGCTGGTCCACCTATTTGAACAGTATCAGGATCAAAAGTTCCTCCTGTTTCTTGTTGAATGTTCCCCAATATTCCACATGCAGATTGTTTCGTAAATCCGTTATTACACAAAATATCGTATATTCTCCAAGCTCTCTTTTCTGCATCTGTTTTTAATTCATCAGGATACCCACCAGGTGTTTCTCCTCCGCCAGATGGACCGCCATTTTGTCCTGGTATCACTTCTTTACCTCTAACAGTAAGTTTTCCCTGAATATCTAAATCACCGAAATAATATGCTTTTCCGTTTCCTAATAACACAAATCCTTTTTCTGCAGTTGGAGAAATTAAAATGTATTTTCCATCGCCATTTGTACGTATTACCAAAGAATTTTCCTCAAGAGGTGTAGGTGTTACAGCATTTGGAAATGGATTTCCTGCTGAATCTGTTGTTCCGATCGTTCCAATGGATTCTTTTCTATTCCAGAATTCCATACCTTTTTTGGTTAGCTCCATGATTTTTTTGTTTTCATTCCAAATTTGAAGCGTGCCTTTTACAAGTTTTAACACATCACCATAAGCATTAAAGGAAGTTTCGAATACTTCTGCATTTATTGTTCCTACTTTGATGAAGTCAGCAACAATTTCTCCTTTTGATGTGATAGCAATACCGAACGGGCCATTTACTCCGTTGTCTGAATAACCTAAGCCATTTAAATTCCAACGCCACACTCGCTTTGCATTCGCCACATTTGGAGTATCCATGATAAGAATCTCTGATGGAGCTTTTTCTGGACGAAAAACGACATGCCCACCAGAATTACCAGTGATCCATGCCGTCGCATTCAACACATTTTGAACTAACGTTTCTGTTCGATTGTCGATTTTCTTTTTCAATTCTTGTGCTTGAGTATTTACTGCCGAAGTGTACAGTGATAAATCATTACCTAAAACAATATCCTTATATTTCCCAAGCGTTGGGAAATAAGTGTATTCGACCATACGCTCTTTTATCTCGATATCTAGCTCTTTCGCCCTAACATGAGCGACATCACCAAAGTGTAAAGACGCTAGCTCTTGATACATGTCACCGTATTCGAGTGTGTGTTCCAACGCCACCATACTGACTGTATGAGTAGCTTTTGGCTCATGGATACGATCATTGTCAAATAAGGTTTTGCCCCATTTGATCAATTCATCAACTGTTTTACAATCTCCGTTTTCACGTTTGGCAATACGTCGATTCTCGTTGGTTACTCCATCAATTTCTAAATAACCATATTCGATAGGTTCTTTGTCTTCATCATAATCGTTATCAGGAACACCGCCAACCAAATACAAACTATTGACAATTGATTCTTCATCAATTTCTTCTTCGATTGCTTCTAAATTGATGCCAAAATCAATCCGAAAACCATTATCTGATCCAATCTGTTTTACCAGTTTCAAATCATAGTTATCCATATCAAGTTCCGCGCTAGTCACGCCAGTCAAATTTTGATTACCGTTATTTGAACCAATGATTGCTTCAACTGGCGCGACTTGTCTTGCTGTAAATTGGTGCGTTGTCCCTACATTCGAAAGATAGTTAAATTTTTGATCAAATGCCAAACTGTTTTTAAGATTGGTCATGATCTGAGACCCATTGCCGTTATCCGTAAACGACTTGACAATAAAGTTCTTATTGGCCATAAAACCAATATGCCGAGCTGTTACAGAAACGGAGGTCAAATTCTTTTTGACATTATAAATTTCAAAATATTGCCATGATCCATCTGGTACCTTCGCTTTTATAAAATTTCCTTTTTTTAAATAAGAGCGATACTGTCCGCTTCTTGAATAGTTACCATAAAAACGATATTGGCCATTCAGCACACGATTGATTTCTGGCAAATCTTCCCAATCAACTAACGACGCTCCGTTCACGCTCAAATCATCTGGCATTTTTTTATAAGCATAAATAAATTCTTGCGTCACAGATACACACTCCTATTCCAAAACCGCACTTCTTTAAATTTTCCGGATATTTTTACCTGATTCCATTCAGGCTGCAATACTGGCCAATCACCACGCGTAAATAAATTCAAACCTTCTTGTATTGCTTTTCCAAGCTGAGTATCAACCACGATTGTTGCAGCTAACGTATTAAGTATTGTTAGGCTTTTATCACCGACAGCGATCGTTATATCTCCTCCGTTCGATTCTATTTCCAGATAGGGATGTGCAATTTCGTCACCATGATCAAAAATATCCATAACACTAGAATGAAAAATTTTAGGTGCTTCACCGATTTTTCTTTTGAGTGGCTGACAACGAAAAGTAACATCGAATGTATAAAAGAAGCCCCACTCGTTTTCGAAAGGGACTTCTTTATCCATGCTGCAGATAGCCTCTAGATACTTGTCTGGATCATTATGTGTGATTAATTGGCTTTTACCAGTGAGCCATCGTTTGACTTCTCTCAGTTTCGAATGTGGAATAGTGATCCCTTCTATTTCCAAATCAAAAGGTTCATAGTCATCAAACGTCTCCGTCAATTCTCCGCTTCGGCCCTGAATCGTGTAAGTTTCGTATCGCTTGTTCGGCATAATATCTGGAAGCTCTGCCTCAATGATGCAATTCATATCAATTACTGCATTCCGATTTTTCCAAATAAAATTTGGTTCATCTGGATTCATAAATTGTCGACTCAAATAGGAACACCTCCCAAATCACGAATAGCCTGTTTGTTTGCTTTAGCAAATTTACGATTCATACGATCTAACTCAGATGGATTGTTTGCATCGACTTTGCCAATGTGTATATGCTGTTCAATGCTACCTCCAGAAACTCTTCCACTGATCCCTTTGCGTTTTTCTTCGTCTGATAATGGAGTAACTGTGGTTTTACCATTCTTGGCAGTCAGTAACTCAGGTCCAGCTTCACCAACAATCGCTTGTCCATTGATTAGATGACCGCCTTGTGCTAAATAAGGCAGTTTTGAAATAGAAAATGATTTTCCACCTACACCAGGAACCCATTTTGGTATCTTTATATTATTCAATCCACCAATAAATCCATTGATCAATCCAATCATGGCATTAATAGGAGCTTTCCCTACAGCAACAATACCATCGAAAATACCTCCAAAAATATCAACTAGACCTTGCCATGCTTTTAACCAATTCCCTGTAAATACTCCAGTGATAAAATCTAGAAAACCACTGAAAATTCGTTTTCCAGCATTATAAAAATTATTGAAATTTGCTATAACACCATCGAAAAATCCACCAAAATAACCACTTAAAAAATTAAATATTTCAACAGCTACATCTGAAACACCTTTGAAGAAAGAATTCACTCCATCATGAAACCATTTAACGTTATTATATGCCCAAATTAGTCCAGTAACTAATGCGCCAATAGCTATAACTGCTAATGCAAACCAGCCTCCCGACATTCCAAATAAACCAGCAAGTCCTTGCCAAACTCCTATAAAACTTTTAACTTCCCCAACGATTTTTGTAACAGATCCCATAAGTGAACCAAGAACGATTAGTACTGGTCCAACTGCTGCCGCTATACCAGCAATTGTTATGATCCAATTCTTTGTATCTTGATCTAGAGACCCCCACCATTTAGAGAATTCCTGTAATAAGGAAGTTGCTTTTTCAAAAAAAGGCAAAAGGCTTACTTGGACTGCTTCACCTACGTCAGCCATTGCTAATTTTGCATTGTTCATAGCTTGATCGGCTTGATCAATTGGGTCGAGAGTAGCATCGAATGTGTCTCCTACAGCTCCCCCACTTTCTCCAGCAGTTTTTGCTAAATCTTCCAGGTTCAAAGTACCTCTACGAATTGCATCGGCCATTCTAGGACCGCCTTTAGTCCCGAATACTTCTGCTGCTGCATTGATGGCTTCTGTTTCAGAACCTGCATTTTTTACCTTGTCTTGTAGTTCTTCTAGTCCTTGACTTAAAGATTTTCCGTCTTTCGCATAAGCCACTGTTGCTTTAGATAAACTACTTAAAGCTGCGCTTGAATCAACACCAGATTGCTCAAATTGTCCAAGTAAAGTGACCCCTTCACCAAAGCTCAACCCTAATTGTTTAATTTGTGGTGCGCCATCAATTGCTTTTTGCATCAAGTCGTCTACAGATTGACCAGTATTCTGCGATGTTTTCGTTGTTACATCAAGGACAGAATTCAAATCATCATATTCTAGTCCATAAGCATCAATAGCTTGTCGAGCAGATATTGCTGATTGCGAAACATCTGTATCATTGATTTCAGCGTACTGTAGGAGATAATTGGTTGAATCTTCCAGTTTTTTATCCATGAATCCAAATTGTGTATTTACCTCACCAATAGCTTCCCCAACCGTTTGTAAAGGTAAATGAGTATTTGAACCAACGTTTTTGAAAGACTGTGAAAGTCTATCAGCTTGATCACCTGTTGCTCCGGTTTTTGTAATGATGGTATCAAGTGCCTCGTCAACTTCACCAAATGCTGCAAGTCCTGCTGCTCCTGCCGCTACAATAGGCGCGGTTACTCCAACAGACATTTTTTCACCAACGCCTTTTACTTTCTCACCTGTTTCTTCGATTTTCTGGAGTTTTTTTGCTGTATCAACAGAAACGTCACCTTGTTCTTTAAGTGCATCGTTCGTCTGTTCTAATGCTGTACGAAGTTTATTTTCTCCGGTTTCAGAATTGAGTAATTGTTTATAAAGTTTTTCTGATTCAGCAGAATATTCACCGGTTTCTTTGACAGATTTTTCATATTCCTCTCTCAGCATTTGAGATCGTTGTTCAGCCAATCCTAATTGTTTTTCTAATTTTTGTTTAGCCGCTCGCAATTTTTCTGTTTGAGTTGCATCCTTGTCCATCGCAGACACTTGGTTTTTGTACTCGGCAGCGGCTAAGTTCATTTCTTTGTTGATTTCTTTGATTGTTTTCGAATAACTGACTTCGCCATTCGTTTTAAAATTAAGAACGACATCAGATTCTTTACCAGCCATTTATCTTAGCGCTCCTTTCTACCACCAAGGCGATTTATCCATAGTTACAGATTGAGGTGGTTCAAAATCGGTGTTTTGTTGTAACCACTGTAAATAAGATTTGAGCCACAAGTTAGGTGTAGACTTTAAAAAGAAACTCTCACTCCAATTCAATAGAGTGAGAGCAACGTAAATATAAAAACTCCAAGGAGTTCCTATCTCTTCCGATTCTTTTTGTTTTTCTTTCTTTTTGCTTGCGCTTTTTGAAAGTCTTGTGGCTTCTTGGATTTTTTTAGGTCTTCCACCTGAAATGTCTGGCTAGCAAAAATTTCCATACAGGTACTATAAGCAGACAACACCTCTCCACTCATTCCCAAAAATTTGAAAATAGTTTCTGGATCTTCCTCTAAACCACCAGTACGCAGCATGGCATAAATCAAGGCACGCATGATTTTTAGATCACTAGGCGATAAGTTAGCAGAAGAAATTTGTCCTTCTTTTTTAGATAGCATGGCGTTCATATCAGATTCAAATTGCGAATAATCTCCACCATACACATCTGCTATAAATTCCATCGTTTGCATAGTAAATGAAATAGGGAATTCTGCGCCTTGAATAATTACAACAGCAGAATTTTTTAAGTCTTCAACGTGAATTCCATAATCAGATAACCGAGCCATTAACCCGCACCTCCAACTTTAGCCAATGTTTTCCACTGTTCTTCATCGTATACAGGTTGAGCAATGAATTTATTAAATAATTCTAGAGAAGCTCCGTCTCTATTTGAATCAAAACTTGCATACATCACATTATTGTATTTCAGTCCGATGGAAACCAGATTTGCAGTTACATCGTCAATTTTTGTTTCTTCCTCTGCAGTGGCATACTCTTCGTCAATCACATTGGATAGTTGTGTATTAGGATACCAAACTGCTTTTTTACCGCCATTTTCAATATTTCCAATAAATCCAAAGGCGAAGTACGGAAATTCTCGTGCGGTATTTTTGCTAAACGTTACTCCGCTTTTAGCAACTAATCCTTTGATTTCATCCATCACTTCTATCGGAATACCCACGTGATCCAACGCAAGTTCATGTTTTGTTTCTCGCGACACACGACGAAACATTTTGCTGGATGCCCATTTTTCTAATGCTGTTCCATTCCCTTTGACACCGATTTTTGTGGCAATTGGCAATCGTAAAACTTCACTATAAGTCGGTGCAGTTCCAACAGAATCTGGCGTTGCCATCATCGCAATTAAAATGTCGTCCAATCCTTCAAAATAAAAAGTATCTTGTTTTCCCAATTAAAATCACCCTTCCCATAAATCAAGTATTTTTCTAGTCATAATTTCTTCAATTTTTTCTTTGTTTTGTTCATACGTACCACTTGCAAAATGTTGGGCACGTTGATTTGTTGTGCCATTTTCGGCAAAGCGCCAGTAAAAGGCCGTCTCTTCAAATTGAACTTTCACTTGATCGTTTTCAACTACTACTTTTATTTGATCGCGCATATGTTTCTTTTTTAAGAGCGACTTAGGAATATTAGGAAGCAACTGCTTTAGATAAAAGTTAGCTGCTTCTTCTAAAGATTCCAACGATAATTTTTTCGGATCAACTTTTGAAAGGTTTCCTAAATAATCCGATATTTCAGAAAAACCATTCTTATTACTTGGCATTTTCCACACACCTCACATATGTGTAATAGTTGGTTACGGTATCGTCGTTCTCATCACCTTGTATACCTGTAAAATCTGAATATGGAATGCCAGCATTTTGCAGCGCTTGTTCAATAACAACTAAATCCTGTTCTGTTCCAAGTGTAAAAAAAGAGACTTGGTAATAAGGTAATTTTTTATAGACTTTACCGGATGCCATTTTTTTGCTGTTACTCACATTTGAGTACACAATGTATGGATACATCGTCCCTAATCTGGCTTTGTCTCTGAACACTGCTAACTTTGTTGATTTCAGCGCTGTTTTCAATTCATCAAAGCTAATCGACATAAGCTAAACTCAACTCCATTTCTCTTGCATCGGGATTCGTATAAATGCGAGTAATGTTATACGTTACAGAATCAATTTTGAGCGCACTTAATTTCTCTGTGATGGATTTATCCCATCTGACTTTAATTCGTCTGACAACGTCTGTCTTGGCTTGCTGTGATAAATATTTTTCTTGAGAAGTCACACCGAGTTCTTCATAGAATATTAGACGCTTAAATTCGTAAATTGTAGTTGGACGATCGTTTCCGTCTGTTCCTGTTTTGATGTCTAGCAATTCGGCTTTCCATCTGAGATTATTGGTCTGTCTCTTCGGCATTTTGAATCGCTCCTTGCACGATAAATGGCGTCATGGCATTCATAGCTTTGTCGAGTTCATCCTCTGAAACTCTATATTCATAGGCAATGCCGGCAACCATCAAAATAAGATATTCTTGTTGGCCACCAGTTGCTGTTTTGACATAATCTTTTGCCATATTTAAATAAAAAGAGAGCAAAGAATCATCCATGCCCTCTTCAAAATGAATATGTGATTTGAATTTTTCCTCTAAAGACAATTCTTTAGTTTGCTCTTCCATCTTAACCACCAACTGGTTTTGTAATTTCGTAGCGATATACTGCCGGTTCAAATGGAGAATAAACCAATTGACCATCTAGCAAGTTGTAAATTTGGAATCCAATTTGATTTTTACCAGAGAATTTTTCAACAAGTTTTTGAATTTCCAAGGCACCAATAACTTCTTGAATTTTAAATGCAGAAAAATCGCCAAAATATAAAACTGGCGTGTCTGGTTCACCCTTTTTATCTGCTGCATCTGTCCAATCCACAGGATAGCCAACTAATTGGTAACCAATTCCACCTTCTGCTTGTGTGAATGGCCGCAACAAAGGAAATCCATCATCTGTTTTCATTTTTTCAATGGCAGTCAAAGCAGCTCGATTAATAATAAAGCGTCCCTTTTTCATCACTTCTGTCACTGGTGTATTTTTAAATTCGATTAATGCATCATATAATTTTTGCCCAGCACCTGAAGCAGTTAGATCTAAAGGTTTTTTAAATGCTACAGCCTTTTTGGCTAATGCACCAGGATTTTCATTTCCAGCGTCATCACCATTGAACATATAATTGATTTCTTTACGCACATAAGCTTTTTTCAATTCTTCCACAACAATATCTTCAACTGGAACACCAGACATTTTTAATAATTTTTTAGTTACTGTTGCCAAAGCATCGAATTCGGCAGGATTAAGCAAAATTTCATCAAACTGAATAGCTGTTTCAGCAATATCAGTTGAACGCTCTTTCTTGTTTACATTCGCATCTGCTTTCTTCACAAGAATTGGATATTTGACATCTCCTGATGTTCGCACCACTGTTCCGTATTTACGAAGTAAATTTTCTTCTTGAGCATAAGTAATAACTTCAGATGCAATTACTTCTGGGACAGTAACTGAACCGTTGCCAGCTTCAATCCCTAAAGCTCGAGCTTCTGCTTCAGAAATATTTCCAGCTACAAAATTAGCAAATGCTTTTCGTAGTTGTTGATCTTTTTGTTTCTTGGTCATTTTTGCACGTGCCTCCAATCCGTTCTTAATTGATCCAAGTAATCCATCTCGTTGCTGTTGAGTAATCATTCCAGAACGATTTTCTGAACTATCTTCACTGTCTGAATCTTCTTCTTGATCGTTGTCTTCACCAGAACGGCTTTCGTCTGAATCCGTACTATTCGATTGATCATCTGTATTGTCGTCTGTTTCATCAGTTCCAGAATCTGCGCCTAATTCGTCTTTAATTCCGTTCAATTCATCAATAACACTGTCAATTTCTTCTTTCACGGCTTCTAAATCTGCTTCGCGTAATTCTCCTGATTCAACTTTTTCACGTAATTCAGTCAATCGTTGCTCACGACGTGCCTTCATTTTTTTCAATAATTCTTTATCCATGTATTTTTCCTCCTACGCTTCTAGCGCTTGATTAATTTTTTTGATTAATTTTTTTCTTTCTTCGACGTTTTTTTCTAATTCATCACGACTTCTTAATGCAGCTTCTGTATCTTCGTATGCTGGCAAAGGCACAATAGAAACCTCGTATAATTCCACTTCATGGATTGTTCGAAGCATTGGTTCAGAATTGTAGTCCCACGTTTCTTCAGTCGGCACAAAACCAAAACTACATTGGTTGATGTCTCCTCGTTCCATAGATTTAACTAAGTCCCTTGCTACCGTTGTGTCCGGTAAATCAACTTCGAATTTCAAACCACGTTCATCTTCTTCAAGGCGAAGGGTTCCGCTTTTAGTACGTCCTAGCACATTGGACCAATCGTGATTGAACAAACAACGAACATCCGAATTACTAATTGCCTTTGAGAATGCACCAGGAACAATCACTTCGCTTAAGTCATCCCATAAAAGTGTTTGACTGTTGAATACAGCAGCGTAGCCGCTAATGGTCCTCGTATGAGTTTCTTCATCGGAACGTGTTGAAAGATTGGTGATGTCAATCGTGCGAATTTCCTTCTTCTTCATTTCCATCACCTCCTTTCAAGTCTTGATCATTCGTTGGTAAGGAATCATCTGTTGCATTTTTCTGGCCAATCCTAGATAAGTCATTTGAAATATAGATAGCTTGTGTTTCTGGAGTATTCTGTTTAGGAAAACCAAGCATTTCTGCCACGTTATCTGGACTTGTAATCCCGGTACGAACGATGTTGTAGCCAATATTTGTTTTTGTTGAGTAAGGAACAAAATCCAAAATATTAATTTTCCATTCCACTCTATAGCCAGAATTAGGCATAAAAAAAAGAGCGGTGTAATGTTCGCTCTTGTTTTTCAATATTGGTTTGATTGCTTTGTTGTGCAGATACATCATCGCTTTTTCAATATCTGTCTTCATCAGCGATTGATACGTATCAACATTGATTCCTAGAAATTTTCCTAAGTCTTTTTTGTAAACACCTAAATAATTCAAAATTGCCGCGTCATCAACAGGACTTTTTAATGTCTCGATGGAATATCCTTTTCCCAAAGGAATCATCTTAACAGAATGATCACTCTCATTTTGCGTTCCTTCCAGTTGATCCAATATAGCTTTGACAATTTTTGTTTGGGCGCTATTATTTGGATTGATGTGGGCGTCTAGTTTAAGCATGAACGCAAGTAAACCGCCTTTAGTATATTTGTCCGTCAAAACTTTTTCAGCGCTCAGAACGCCTTCTAGAGTGTTTCTTGCAAGATCAATTATTCCAGCACCTTTTAATGAATCAGTTCCGATGTTCTTAATGTGTCGAGTCATTTGACCAGGTATTTTTTGACCATTCATTTCAAATTCTTCTTGAAGTCGTTCATTGATTTTAGTTGTTACACCGTACGCCAAATGAAGCTGATCCCTATCCGTTAATGGGAATGTCTCACCATTGATCAATAAAGTATTTGTTTCCAATTTGGTAAATTCGAATCCTGTCAAATAATCATTGGGACTCTTCAAAATATTTAGTAAGTGATGATCTTTGACTTCGTTGCCGTCGGGACCAATAACAATTGGTGTGGCCAATGCCACCTGATTAGATATGTCTTGAACTAATTCATAAACATCAGAAGATTCCATGATAGATGAATCCGTCACATATCTTTGACCATAACGTGTGTAGTGTCCAAAAATATCCTCGATATATCCACGTTTTTCCATAAAAGAATAGACTGCATTCGATAACCGATCACGTAATTTCAATTTTTTTCACCGCCTTTCTATTTATCTATAGATGGAACTTAGGTAATCATCTAACTCATCTGAATCAATATCTGTCATTTGATTCATCGTTTCCTTATGACCACACAAAAACGCCACGAACCCATCAATCTTTTTCTTTGATTGACGTTTACTTGGCGCTTTTTGTCCATTGATGTTAGTAATTGCTACAACGTTCAAAGTGCAATAAAGGAATAATGGATTATCAAATTGAATTCGTTTCTCATAAAACAACCGTTCGACATCGTCAAAAGGAGCATTCAATACTTTAGGATATTGAGCAACTTCAACGCATTCCAATCCTAAGTTTTCTAATTTCTCAACAAGTTTGTCACTCATCGCTGGATCATAATTCACTTGCTGAATATCATATAAATTCATGCAGTCCTCTATGTACTGCAAAATCTGATCTTGATCAATCATTTTTCCGTCGCAAAATTCAACGAAACCTTGTTCAGCCAAATCACTGTAAGGAACATTATCTTCTTTTTCTCGAAACTCTAAATCTTCATTCGGAATAAAATAAAGTTGCTTTACTTTAAGAACCGCTTTACCATCTTCATCCCATGTTGGGAAGTTTAAAGATACACAGGTCAAATCTCGTGTACGTGATAAATCTAAACCGATATAACATGGTTCGCCACTTAAATCACCAAGTTCTTGTGTGGTAACTAAACATGGCTCTACTTGATCCTGTTCAAAGAAATTATCCGCGCCGTTCACAAATACATCCAAGTGTTTCGTTAGAAATTCAGCTTTGGAATGAGCTGACCGTTGCGCTGTTTTAAATGCCGATTCTAAAGCAGATAAATCGACTGATATTCCCCAGTTAGGATTGCACATTTCCCAGACTTTTCTATCCGTCCAATCATAATTTTTATTTGGCTCATAGATTAGAACAAAGTTTGAATCATTATCATCACGTTTCAACACTTCTTTTGCTTCGCGATATACACGCATTCCAACAGACGACGAACCTTTCCCAGCAGTTGAGATATTAAACATCAATGGCTGTGGTAAAGATATCTGAGCAGACTTAAAATTGTCATACTGTTCCATTTTCTCCTGTTTATGCAATTCATCGTTCAATACAAAATATGGATTGGATCCCTCGATATTATCAATATTCTTGGTTTGAACAATAAATTTATTTGAGTAAGCCATATCTTCATGAATATAGTCATAAGTAATACTAGAAACAGTTCCCTTTGGCCCCCTAAATATTTTAGTTCCTTCAAGTAGGATTGGATTGTTTAAGATTGTAACTGCAAAAGGTTTGGCAGCATATTGCGCTTGAGCAAAATCAGATGCGCAAGCATAGCAATCAACTGATAACGCCCCTTCTCCGTACATTGCATATCCTAATGAACCGACAGCAATCAATGTTTTACCATTCTTTTTTGGAATCTGGACATAAGCCTCACGAGTAACGCGTACAATTTGGCCTTTTTCATTTTCTTTAACCCAACCATAAATCCAAGAATAAATAAATTTTTCCCAGGGTTCTAAAAGAAACGGTTTTCCCACCATTTCTCCTTTTGTGTGAACAATAAATGATTCTACCCAATCCATCATTTCATTCGCGCGATCTACATCAAACCAAATATCTTTTCTTTTTTTCCACTGATACCAGCGATCTATTGCTAAACGAACGGTCTTAGGATACTTCTTAGGTTTCTTTCTTACTTCTTTTGCAAATAAATCAGCATAATTTACACCAGGTTCAATCATTTTTCAGCACCTGCCTTCTTACGCCATTTATTTCTGTGCGCTGCTAGTTCATCTACTGGCTTTACTTCTGGGCGTGTAATTTCTTCATCTTTTCTTGCGGTCGATCCTCCAGCAATTAGTCTACCAGTTTTTGCTTTGTTTGTTAATCCTAATAAATCTAGAGCTTTCATCTTCTTATCTGCCCAAGTTTCTACTTGTTGTGCCAATGGATGTTTTGATTGATTAGTAGCTCCTGATTTATTCGTGAATTTTTGCGTCTCCGGAAATCCTTTTTCCTTCCACAATAAATATTTGTGTTGGTAAATTTCAAAAATATCCAAGTATGATTCGATTAATGGATCAAGAGTGATGGTGTACAAATCAGACAAATTCATTATTTCTAAGATACGAGCTTTTTCAGCACTTACTTTTTCATCAATAATCGCTTTACGTTGCGCTTTAGTCGTCATTTTTGTATACACCCCCCTTTGTTTTTTGAAAAATTTGACCTAACGATGCGCGTGACTCCCCGCTACCCTATCTCCCCACGCGAAAAAATTTTGAAAATGAATAGGGGGGCTTCAATTGAAATACGAAGGAAAAACTTTTTTGTCTTCCGTTTCGTTTTCAACAATTGGATGACATTTTGAACATAATAGCATGAGATTGTTTGGATCAAGCTTAAGCAGTTCGTTGTCTTTGATTGGTACAATGTGATGGACGTGTGCTCTCTTTCCAAATATGAACTGACCACACCGCTGACAATGACCACCTTCTCTTTCATAAATAAATTGACGCATATCTTTCCATGCTTGCGTTCGATAGAATGGTTTGTTCTCATGATGATAAACAGACTTTGCTTGCTGCTTCTTCTTGCGTGATCTGCTTGATCTCTTGTGTTCAGTACAGTAGATACCCTTTGCTATTTTGTTCGTGCATCCGTCAAACTGACAGTATTTCATTCTACTTCACGAATAAGATTTATGATATCGCCTTTTGCACGGATAGCACCAGGAATATCAATACCATGTTTCTTAGCATATGCACGCAATTCTTTTGCAGTCATATTGTCCAGTTCATCCGTATCTTCAGTGGACTGATCATTAGTAGCTTCGTCTCCATCAAAATTAGCAGCAGTGTTTCCATCGCTATCAAGAATTTCACTGCTATGAGCTATGAGTTCGCCATTGACAGCAACAAATGATTTGCCATCACTCAAAATTCCTTTTTCTTCTTTTACTTCAAAATTTGGTTCTTGATCTTTCGGAACAACTACTGTCCTTTTCTTTTCTGAATCCCAATACTCTGTTCCACTAATGGATGTTCTAATTTTGATCATTGCCATTTTAATTCTCTCCTTTGTAATTTGTACGGATTACTTTTGCGCCCATTCGCTCATACCATTCAATCGTTTCCTGCAGATTGGGTAGAGTGTGTGACAATAAAGAAATAACTAACGTATTCATTCCAGTTCTGTAATCATCATTCTCCACTTGCACATGTGCATGATTACCATTCCAATTTTCTCTGTACGGACTATTCTCTGCTTCAATTGCTTTCTTATAAACTTTAGCCAAACTTGATTCTACTTCAATACTAAGTACCGCTTCATGAAAATCATTCATTTGTTTACTCTCCTATCAGATATTTTGTGGTATGATTTATAAAAAAGATGCGAGGTGTTTTAATGCTTCAAGAAGTTAATATTAAGTATCGTGATCGTCAAAATACAGAGACAATTTATTTGCCAAATAGTTGTCCGCATTGCGGAAATATAATGACTCCGTATGTGTATTTTGGGGTTTCATCATATAGTGCGTTCGATAATGATAGAATCTTTGGCGTATTAGTACAGTGTATAAAT